CTGGTTTTGAAGGACTTGATAACAGCCTGGTTTCACCTCCTGTAAATTCTCTTGTTGCTCCTCTTTTTGCTCTATCATATGCTGTTATTTTAAAATCTAATCCTCTAATAGGATCAATTTTAATTAGTCTCCAACCCAATAGGCCTGGTAATTCTTTTTCTAACTCATAAGTTTGACCTGATTTAGCAGCAGGTAATCCTGTGTATGCATAATATAATCTTGTTAACTGTGATTTAGATAAAGGTATTTGTGTATCAATAATATGTTTAATCATTATTTTTACTTGATCAGGAAAAGGTGTTTGATCTGTGTACAATACTTTACCTTCTCTTGTTTTACCTTCTCTCATAAAAATATCTATAATTGCTTCAGGTGCAATTGATTCTGTTACAAAAGGTTCTATTGATTTACTAAACGCATCAGAAATACCTTTTACAAATCCTTTAGATAACTGTTCTTCTGTTTCTATACCCTCTTGTACTTTTCGAAGTATAGTTCTAAAAGGTGTTTCTAAATAATCATAAGCATTATTATTACTCCAGTTTTGATAGTACCAATCTTTTTTACCATCTTTATTTGTATCGTGAGAAATTAATTTTTTATCACCTACTTCGTACGGTGCTACCCATCTATCCAATGCTTTTTCTTGCGCATCGGTTGTATCAAATATAGCTTTAAATCCAGCAGTAAGACCTACACCAATACCTCCCATAGCTGTTGCAGATCCTAATAATCTTTTCATGCCAATACCGTAAAGTGGGTTGTCATTTTTAACAAAACCTTTTCCTATTTCAAATACCATCGGAGACATGTTTCCGCCTTTTGTTGGTTTAGAGTGTTTCATCTCTTTTAATATTCTTGCACCTATACCTGTTGCACTTGTCATTATCGCTGAAGGAAAAGAAGCAAAGTTAGCAAAAGGTGTTGAACGTAAGCCTTTTACAACATCAGAAACATAAGCATAGTTTGGAACTGTGTTTCTTACAATATCCATTGCTTCATCTTCTATTTGATCTGTTGTTTTTTTAACTCCAGCTTTAGCATAAGCATTACCTAATCTAGCTTTTTCAATATGATAATTGTAAACTTTGTATAAATCATCTTCTAATGTATATAAATCTTGAGCTGGTTTAGTTACTCTAGCCAAAGCTCTAAGCATTTTTTTAAAACCACTTGTTGTAAAACCACCATCTGGATTTAATTCTAAATCTTTTAATAAAGCTTGGTAGTCACCCATTTTAGTATTAGTGTTTACTACTCCTCCTCGTAAAAGTTTTCTATATTCTTTCATACCTTCTGGTGAACGTAATCCAAACTGAACTGTTTTTGCAGCTTCTTTCATCGCTTTTGCAACTAATCTTGGATCAGCAAATAATGTACCGTTAGCGATAGAAAACGAAGATGCAGATAAAAAGTTTCTTATGTGTGTTGTTGGTGATAGAACTGTTTTTGCTACTTGCGCTCCAGCTTTTGGATATAAAAATAAATATTTGTAACCATCGGACAGTCCTTTTGAAAATTTATTATCATAAGGACCTGTAAAAAAATTACTTAGTTTATTAACAGGATCAAAAGCATCTGCTATTTCTTGTGTTGTGTGTAAACCTTTTAATCTATTTACTAATACACCATTTTTAAACATAGGTTCTAATACTTCATCTAGTGATACAATTTTATTAAGTCCACCTGCACCAAGTTGTTTAATAGCTTCATTTTTATCTGCGTAAAATAATTTTCTAGTTCCCGTTTCTAGTGCCTTGTCATTTGCTTCTAATACATCATCAATAAATTTAGACCTAGTTGCTAAGTTAGATAATAAACCAATTCCATTAAATATAGATTGTCTTGCATCTTCTACTTCACCAAATAAATCTCTAAATGCTTTACTACCTTTACCTACAATTTCAGTGGCCTCTACACCATTTTTATTTTTCTTACTTAACATTTGAACAAAACTTTTTCTGATATCAGGTGTTTTAGCTGCCATGGTAACATCAGTCATTTTAAATGATGGAAGCTGTGTTCCTTTTGTAAACTTAGTAGTCTGACTTAATATTTCATTTATTCTATAATTTAATTGATCATCTGATAAATCTCTACCGTGTTTTTTTGCGTGTCTTTTTAAAATAGCTTTCACTTTGTTTACAGCTTCATCAGCAGGTTTATATCCTGCAAGACTGTCAACATAAGGATTAGCAAATATTTTATAAGTTCCACCAATCATTAATTTAACTCTATCTCCCATTAAGCCTGGCATATTTCTAAGATCTTTGGGTAAGGTTACCTTTGCAGTGCTACCTTGTCTAATCGTCTCTAGTAATGAAGTAAATTTTTGTCTGGTATTATAGATTGCATCAAACACAACTTGTTGTGATTTTGTATTTAAACCACCATCTTTCATTTGTTTTAAAACTTTTTTATATGTTTTAGTATTACCTACTTTTTTAGAAAGATCTCCTTCAAACATAAGTTCTTTTAAATCCTTATAAAAAATAGCTTGTCCCTGCTTTTGATCTTCTCTTAACGTTTTATTAAAAAATGTTTTAATAGTAGGAAACATTTTACCTACTTCTTTATCTATTCTTTTTACTTGTTCCATAGCAAAATTAGAGTCAGCTGCTTTAGCTGCTTCTTCTGCGTTTTTTGCTAAAAACATAGCTTCTGGTTTACCTGATGTAGGTCTTACCATTCCAGCTGCTGTATCAATTGTTTTATTTATTTTAGAAGAACTAAAAGCTAAATCTTTTCCGTATTGTGCAACTTTACCTATCGCTTTTGTACCACCATATATAAACGGAAAATACATTACAGAGTCTGCACCAAACTTAAGTCTATTTAATAATTTTCTACCTGCATCTTCTTGTGGATCTGAGGATTCATCTAAATCTAATTGTGTTGGACCAACATCAAAAGCATCACCTATTGTTCCTATGTTTTCAACATCTGCAACAAACACTTCTCCCGTTGCTCCACCCACGACACCAGCAGCAAAACGTTTTACTCTAGCTTTGTCATTAAGTTTATAAACTTTCTCCATACCTTTTCTAATATTTTTACCTTTTAAATTTACATATGTTCCTGCTTTTTTAGCTTGTAATGCTTTGGTTGCAAGCTTGCTTGCTATCTTTGCACCCGCTGTTGCAGGCACACCTATTTGAACTAAAGCTTGTATTATTTTACCTGAGGCTCTTGCTTCAGCTGTTTCTTCAAATATATTTATAGTATCAAAAGCTTGTTCTACTTTAGCTGCAGCATTATTAGTCATACCTGAAAAGTCTAAAAGTTCTGCACCTAATGAAACAAAACCTTCTGGTACTTTAATAATACCTGAAGCTATACCAGCTAATGCTGATTCCAATGATGATATTTCATTATCACCTTCAGCTCCGGAATAAGCCTCATTTATATCGTTTATTACGCCTGGTTTGCTTTCTTTTTTACCTGTCGGATTTAAAGCTTCGAGGATTGGATCGTATGCCATACGCTTAACCTCCTATCGGTATTTCTTTTATTTTCTTACCTGTAAATATATTGTATTGAATAATTACGTTGTTTTCTGGATCTCTTTCAAACACACTGTTTTGTTGATCCGGTCTAAAATAAATAGTGCCGGGTATCATTTCATCATAATTAAATTGTACTTTACTTCCTGATATTTTAGAAGGAAATATTTGTACATTTTTACCTTTAAATTCTTCTACATTGTCAAGGTTTAAACTTGTCTTTGCATCAAACTTAGCCATAGATTTTGGATACATTTGTCTAATAGATTTTTTAAAATTTTTTACATTTGGATTTGAATATTCTTTAAATAATTCATACTCTTTTCTATCAGGTGAATAATCTTTTTGAAATTGACTTTGTGCTTTTGCTTTATCTATATCCTGTTGACTTTTAATACCTAGCATAGCAGCTTGTAATCCAATTTGTTTTTCTTGCTGAGCTTTTCTTTGTAAATCTTTAAAATAATTTTCCATAGGTTCGTTTGTTGAACCAACAATTTCTTGTAATTTAGTTCCACCAGCTGATTGTCCTCCAATTAAATTTTGACCTGTTCGAAATAAAAATTGTGTAAGAGCATCTGGACCTGTGCTAGCTCCTTGAGTAGCAGCTCTTAAAATATTTTTATAATTTTGTGATTTCGCTAATGCACCACTTTCATAATTTTGTCTAGGCTTGATACCCGTCATGATACCTTCCATAACTTCTCCGCCTTTTCTAAACATTGGTCTTTTTAATATTCTACTCATTATTTACTTCCCTGTATTAATCTATAAATACCTGCCAACGTTGATGCAGTTCCAAGTCCTGTAGCTAATGAAGAAGGAGCCGGTGCTGCAGCTGTAATAACTTCTCTACCAGGATAACCTGAAATTAAACTTGTAACTCCAGCACCATATTGTTGCGCTGCTTCTAATGGTTGTAATGCTTGTCTAGATGCTAGTTGTTGTTGAGCAGATAATGTTTGTTGCGCTCTGTCTTGTTGTTGAGCGCCTAAACCTGTTAGTGCTGAAATCTGTTGACCTAATAATGCAGGTGATTGTTGTGCTAACCCTAATTGACCAGCGCCTAATGCTTGTTGTTGTTGGAAAGCTTGACCTGCTAAATTTTGTGCTTGAGAAAAACCTTGACCTAATAACTGAGCTTGTAATGCTGCTCTGTTTCTATCTGATGCTGCTTGATACTCTGCTCTTTGTACACCTTCTCGTCCTCCACCAAAAGCTCCAGCGCCGATAGCTTGAGCTGCTAATCCTGGTAAACCTTTTTGTGCTTGTACATCAAATTCTGCTAATGTTGTATCAATAATATCTTGTTGATATGGAGACATATAAGCTTGATAAGCAGTGGGGCTCGATAAACCTGCAGCTCTTGTTTGCGCTGCCGCTGCTTCATTTAAGAAAGGTTGATAACCACCAAGTCCAGGTGCTAACGCTTCAGCTTGTGTAGTTAATGCACTAGGTCCAGCAATAAACTGTGGACCCATAATTTTAGATAAATCTGTTTGTTTAAAAGCACCAATACCTTTTGTAAGGTCATCTAAATAAGTTTGACCTGCTGCTTCAATAAAGGGTGCTGGACGTTGTACGTAATCTTGTGTTGCCATTATACTCTTCCGCCTTCTTCTAACATTTTCATTTGATCGTACATTCTTTGAGCGCCTAGTTCTATATCACCGTCGCCCATGCCTCTTACAGCATCTGCTGTAAATACGAATTCATTATTAGATAACATCGCTGGGATATCATCTTCTTTTTCTTTTATACCAACAGGTGGTATAAATCCACCATTATCTCTTAAATCTAATTCTTTTACACCTTTAGGGTTTTCTCTAATAGGTAGCCCCTCGATGCCCGCTGCTTGCATAGCATTTTGGCTTGCAGTGTCGCCTAACGCGTATCCAGCTCTGTTCATAATACCTCCACCAGCAACCATATCTCTTAATTGATTCATTTTAAGGTCTTTTAAATATCTATCATACTCTTGCATTAATTTTTCTATACTTTCTTGTTTCATAAACTTTTGTCTACTTTCAACAAATTCTTCAAAACTTAATACATTTTCTGCTTTATTAGGTAATACCGGTCCTATTGGTTTTGGTTTAAAAGGGTTTACAGGTGTTGTTGGATCAGGAGGTAATTCATTACCACCTAAAGCATAACCTATTCTACCACCCATAGCAGCATTGTCTCTAACAAAAGTTTCTATTTCATCAGATCCTGCATTAGGATTTAAATTTGTGTAATACATTCTTAAATATTTTTCTTTTTCAGATGGGTCAGATAAAAGTTCTTCTTGTTCTTCTTCTGGTATTCCGTATTGACTAGTTAAAAAACCAGTTAGTCCAGCTAAAGCACCACCTTTAACTAAAGCACCTTGAATACCTTTTTTAGAAAGCATTTTACCTGCTCCAGTAAAAAGAGAACTACCTGCTCCTGATAAAAAACCTGATCCTGCCATTCCAGCTAATCTGCCTCCGAACATAGAACTACCTGAAGCAAAAGGACCTAAGCCTCCCGCATACATACCAGCTCCTGCTAATAACGCAGCTTTACCTATATCAGAGCTTGCAACATCTTTAACAGCGCCTGTAACTTTTTTAACAGCTTTCTTTACAAAGCTACCTATACCAAATTGTTCTCTTGGCATGGCGTCCATAATACCGCCACCCATGTATAATTGTCTGTTCATCTGTCCTCTAGATATTGTCATAATTAATTAATTAGTAAGCAGGGAAAACCTGAATACATACTTTACTTTGTTTTACTAAACAAATCAAGCTTTGGCATCTTAACTAATACATCTCTTTGTACGTCTTCTGAAGCTACATTAGCTGCCTTTAACTCTTCTTCGTTCTTGTATATTTCGCCTGTTTTCTTGTTTTTTATTGTTGTAATTACTTCTGCTGGCTCTATTAAAGGTATTTCTTTACCACCTACGTTTACTGTTTTATCTGTCATTTTTCCTCCTATGTTCTATCAAATTCTAATATTGCAACTGTACCTTCAAAGATATCAGCCGTAGCTGCTTGCAGTTGTAGTTTGTCACTTTCTTCTAATATAATAGTTCCGTCAGCTATTGACTTTGAGTTACCACTATTTACAGTGTGTTCTGCAAATTGAAAACTAGTCGTTGCAGAGTTATCATATATAAAAGCTTTTATTTCAACGTTACCACCACCAACATTAGCTGTATGTATGTTTTGTACAATAGCTCTTGAGTTAGAAGGACAAGTATAAATGTCTGTCTTGTTAGTTGAGTTTAAATCAAATTGTGCGTTCTTATATCTATTGGCCACTGCTTCCCCCTGTACTAAACCATGTTAATCTTTGTTGCTCTTCTCTTAAGTCTTGTTGAAAAGTAGAATTTAATTTTTGTACTAGTCCGTCAAGATCTCTAATTAAAGCATCAGCTACATTTTGATTATAATCTTTACTAGGCCTTGTAAATACTAAAGTTATTTTTGCCATTATCTTCTACCGTCTGGTTGTATATCTAATCTAAAACTTCCTAGTTTCCAATCTTGAGATGAACCTGTGTTTGCAACTTTTAAAGCTACAGATCTACCTCTTGCTCTTGTATCTACTTTAGTCGTAGATGAAGTAATTGTAAAGGGTCCAAGTGGTGAACTTGCTTGAGAGCTATTTGAATAATCTCTTAAATTTAAAGTTACTTGTGTATTACCTGTTTGAGATAAAAAGTCAGGTATAAATCTTCTTATCTTCATAATAAATTCACCGTCTCCTTGAAGAGTAGCTCCACCTTGTGGTCCTCTTGTAATATCAAAATCACCAGATTCTATATTAGCGGCTACAGTAGTTGTTGCTGCAGACTTAACTTGATCGGTCCCTGTTTCGTGTTGATAGTATGTTGTAGCTCCTTCAGTATTTCCAACAACATCATAAGATGTTCCTGATGCATTAAACGAAGTTGCATGAGGTAAACCAAATACAGATGAGTCAACCCAAGTTGTTCTAGCTAAAGATCCTGTTGTCCATATTGGTCTTTGTGGAGAAGACTCCATATAATTATAAGTCACTGATCTATTAACTACTTCAGAAGAATTTGTTGGATAGAACCAAGTAATCTCACCAAACAAATTATTTAAACCAACATTAATAAGTTGTGATGCCGTTGTATTAATATCATCAAATACATAATCTTCTACTAAACATGTCATGGTCTCAAGGTTACCAGAGTATTTAAAGAAACCATTTTCTGAGAACCAATACGCAGCACCATCTACTTCTAATGCAGCGTTCTGTCCTATCAATCCACAGTTTGTACCTACTTGTGCAAAAGCAAATGTAAAAGGTGTACCTACAAAACGCATTGTAAATAAAGATGTATCTGTCCAAACATAAATCGCATCTCTACCTCTTACTCCTCCTACGATCCGTGATCCGTCGGCCAGTCTCTGTGTACCAGCGGTATTGACTGCTGTTGGTGTATAATCATTAATGTTTTCTTGATCAGAGAATCTAATAAACATATCGTCTTGTGTTGATGGGTCACCAATCGTTGTTTCTGTACCAAAGAATACTAAGTGTCTGTCCGGTGTAGATACTAACATATCACGTGACGCTGTTGGTGCACCAGATATAATCGTAGCTCTTGTTGCTACAGCATTAGCTGCGTTTGAGTTCCATTCAAAAACTTGTGCGTTGTGTATTAAAGCTATTATATTATCACCAAAATTATCAATAGACCACATACCTGGATCGATTACTAAATCTCCAGATGCTGCTTCGCCCCATGCTACATAGTCAGATGAGTCTGTAACCGTTGCTCCATTCGAGTGAGTTGCTGCTGTTGTATTTCTTACACCTCTTGTAACT